CACCGTTACCACCAATTAAGCCAAAAAGGAAGAAGCCTATGAAGAAAAAGAAAAACGTCAAAAAATATGCGGTTGGCGGCGATTTACGAATGGCCCCGCTTTCTGGGATGGATGATCTTGATCCGGGGGGGATGGTACCACCTTACATGCTGTACGGTGGTGGTGGTGGTGGTATCGATGACACAGCTACTGGGCAAGTAAAGCAAGTCTCTAAGTCCGCAGCAAGGGCCGCAGAGAGGCTTAAAGGAGCCGGTCAAGCACAACAGCAAGCGGGTTCAATGCTTGGTAATAGCATCGGTAAAAGTGGCCCGATGCTGCCGGATGATCCGTTATACTCACCCGCCATGGGGAAAGGACTCGTGGGTATAGGTGGTTCACCTTTTAAAGGGGGCGGTAAAGTTAAAAAGCCTGCTAAAAAACGGGTAAAAAAGAACATGGGCGGCATGATGAACTACTCCAACGGCGGTAAAGTTCGTGGTGTTGGTAGGGCAGTACAGAAAAAGATTCGTCCCGCTAAGATGGTTAAGATGAAGGGGTCTTAATGCGTCAATACTATAAGTCAGGTGGTGTAGCTACTAAACGTGATCCTGCTAAATGGGCTAAAGCTAAGTCACGAGCTAAAGCCAAGATGGGCGGTAAACATTCGGCTAGAGCTATGCAACTTGCTACTAAGTATTATAAAGATGCTGGTGGATCGTACGAAGGTAAGAAGAAATCTAGCAATAAACTGTCGAAGTGGACAAAGCAGAAATGGAAAACGAAGTCAGGGAAACCGTCAGGCAAAACCGGCGAACGATACTTACCGGAGAAGGCCATAAAATCGTTATCCTCGAAGGAGTATGCAGCGACCACGAGAGCAAAGCGCCGGGGGACTGCTGCCGGGAAGCAGTTCGTGGAGCAGCCAAAGAAGATAGCTAAGAAAACGGCTAAATATAGGAAGTCATAATGGCAAAAGGTGCGAAGCACTACTTTAAAAATGGTACTGAGCATAAGGGTGGGGTGCACAAGCATCCCGATGGTACTCTTATGGCGGGGAAAGTAATGTCTAATACCTCTAAGAAGTTATACCATTATGGTCAATTATCAGGTAAAGCCCGGCAAAAAGCTAAGACATCTTGGAGTAAATGATGGCTACGTCAGGTACAACTGCATTTGATATGAATTTCACGGAGATCGCTGAAGAAGCGTGGGAGCGTGCGGGTAGTGAAATGCGTTCGGGGTATGATCTCCGTACTGCTCGCCGGTCAATGAATCTCCTTACTATAGAATGGCAGAATAGGGGGATAAACCTATGGACTATAGATTCTGGCACAGTAAGTCTTACAACAGGTACCTCTCAATATACGCTCCCTTCTGACACTATAGATTTATTAGAACAAGCTATTCGTACGAATAGTGGTAGTACAACAAGACAGTCTGACATTAATATTAGTCGTATCAGTGTAAGTACTTTTGCCTCTATACCCAATAAACTTTCACGCGGTAGACCTATTCAGGTGTGGATAGAGAGGCTCGTTGATGCGCCTAAGATCAATGTTTGGCCTGTGCCAGATAGTAATGACTATACTTTCGTTTATTGGCGTATGCGTAGGATTGAGGATGCTGGGGGTGGTATAGAAACCGCAGACATGAATTTCCGGTTCCTTCCTTGTTTAGTGGCAGGGTTAGCATATAACATTGCTATGAAATCACCTGATCTTGCCCCTAGGATTGAGATGCTGAAGGCTGATTATGAATTTCAATTTGGTCTTGCCGCTGGAGAAGATAGAGAAAAATCTTCGGCAAGATTTGTACCTAAAATTTCTAGAATATGAATACGTATCTTGTGATATATATGTTGAAAATATGGCCTTAGTAGTAAAGTTAATATTTATATTTTAGTCAATAGTAGGAGTTAGTTATGGATGTAGCTGTAGTTATAGATTGGGTTAAGGGCAGGATTATAGAGCCAACTTCATGGATCGCTGTTGGTGTAGGCGCTCTTATTCTCTCCATGTGTATCCCTGCAGGGGGGCTATACTTTTTGGGCGCTGCTGCTGTTACAGTCGTAGCCGGGATATTTATGAAAGAACAGGGTAGTAAGTAGGTTTTGTTAGATGTCCGTTAGATTTGCATCAGGTAAGAATGCCCTCGCGGAATGTGATATTTGTGGGTTTAGGTATAAGCTAGTTAAGCTGCGTAAACTTACAAAAAAAGGCATTACTACTAACTTAAAGGCTTGTCCTACATGCTGGGACCCAGATCATCCTCAACTTGAGTTGGGTATGTACCCAGTAGATGATCCGCAGGCTATACGAGACCCTAGACCAGATTTTGCGGGTTATGCTCAAAGTAGGGCACAGATTGTAGCCATTAACTCTTCGGGAGGGCCGAATCCTATAGGGCTGCAGGCTATTACACCTATTATTGGTTCTGGGTTTGTAGGACAAGTTGTGGTAACTACTTCCTAAAAGGTTGGTAAGCTATGAATTACACGGATCTAAAAGCGGATATCCAGGATATTTGTGAGAATACCTTCACAGACGCGCAGCTTGCTTTGTTTACGGACCAAGCAGAGCAGAAAATATATAATAGCGTACAGATACCCGCCCTACGGAGAAATGTTACTGGATCTATGACTTCTGGTAATAGGTTCTTAGCAGTACCTTCTGATTTTTTATATACTTATAGTTTAGCAGCAATAAGTAGTGCTGGCGTACATACTTTCCTCCTTAATAAAGATGTAAACTTTATGCGCGAGGCTTTCCCTAATCCTGCGACTACAGGTACGCCTACACACTACGCTTATTTTAGTGATACGAGCTTTCTAGTAGGTCCAACCCCCAGTAGCGCACTCGATACTGAACTTCATTACGGGTACTATCCTGAGTCCATCGTAACTGCTGGTACTACATGGTTAGGGGATGAGTTTGACTCTGCGTTATTGAATGGTGCTTTAATTGAGGCTATTCGATTTATGAAGGGAGAGCCTGAAACCATATCTAATTATCAGGGTTTCTATGTACATGCTTTAGGGTTACTTAAAAACCTTGGGGATGGTAAGTTACGAGAAGATGCGTATCGTTCAGGACAATACAGGCAAGCCGTAGGATAGGAGTAGGTTATGGCAATTTCACAGGCAATGTGCACTTCCTTTAAGAAAGAACTTTTGGAAGCTGTGCATAATTTTAAAAATAGTGGTGGGGATACCTTCAAGATAGCCCTCTATACTTCTAGCGCAAGTTTAGGTGCTGCAACCACTGCGTATAGTACGACTAATGAAATATCTGGTACGGGGTACACCGCAGGGGGCAATACGTTAACAAGAGTTGACCCAGCAAGTAGTGGTACTACCGGGTTTACGGATTTTGCTAACACTACTTGGAGTAGTGCTACGATTACAGCGCGGGGAGCTTTGATTTATAACGATACTGATTCTGATAAGGCCGTTGCTGTTCTTAATTTTGGAGCGGATAAAACTTCCACTGCAGGTGATTTTACTATTCAGTTCCCTGCGGCAGACGCGAGTAACGCTATTATACGTATAGCATAACCCTGTAGGACCAATTATGTCGAATACAGATATAAGTGGTTTTGGACGGGGTACTTGGGGGCAAGGCGCTTGGAATACAGAGTTACCTGTAATTGTTACGGGTGTTGCAGGTACCACTGCTCTTGGTTCTGAAACTGTTGTTGCAGCCGCTGTAGTTAGTGTAACTGGGGTAGCTGGTACTTCCGCTCTTGGTTCTGAGACTGTTGTCGCAGCCGCTGTAGTCAGTGTAACGGGGGTAGCTGGTACTTCTGCTCTTGGTTCTGAAACTGTTATAGCCGGGGCAACTTTTGCAGTAACGGGGGTAGCTGGTACTTCTGCTCTTGGTTCTGAAACTGTTATAACCGGGGCAACGGTTTTTGTAACGGGGGTAGCTGGTACTTCTGCTCTTGGTTCTGCAATTCCTACGGCTAATGCAGATGTTGTAGGTACTGGAGTTAGTGCTACCGGGGGTATTGGTAATGTATTTCTCTGGTCTGATATAAATACTACGCAAACACCTAGTTGGACTAATATAAATACTACGCAAACACCTAGTTGGGCAGTTATAAGTACTACGCAAACACCTGAATGGCAGAATATTGTTGGCGTTTAAATATACTAGTAGTAATATGTTATAATGATAGTCTAAGGAAGAACCATGGCATCGACATTTACAACAGGTTTTGGCATAGAGAAGATTGGTTCTGGTGAACAGGACGGAGCGTGGGGTACTACGACAAACCACAATCTCGATATTCTGGATCGTATAGCCTCGTATAAAGCAGTGGCTCTTTCTGGGAGCACTCACACTCTCACAGTTAGAGAGGCCTCTCCAGGTTCCGGAACGGAGAACCTTCAGGACGGTATGTACCGGGTGATTAAGTTCACAGGTGCCTTGGGAGCTAACAAT